CGTAGTCGCGGATGTCCATTAGAGCAGCCCCAAACCAGCGGACAGATAGTTAAGCAGGCCCGGACGGGTCCGGTCGGTCTGCGTCTGTTGGCCCATATCGGCAACCCCGAGGGCTGCCAAGGGCAGGGAAAGCGATGCCGCAGGCGCGCCGGTGAAGCCGCCGTACTGTGCGCGGGCAGCGTCGATGAGAGCCTGATTGATAAGCTGCTGGGCCTGACCCTGCTGGAATTGCTGCTGGCCGATCTGCTGGCCCATGTTGAAGCCTTGCTGTGCAAGGCCGCCAAGTTGGCCTGCGCCGGAAAGCCGCAGGTTCGCGCCTGACAGCCCGGCCTGCTGGTTCGCCAGAGCAGCCTGTAGGCCCGTCGATTGGCCGAACTCTGCGGCACGCCCAGCGGCGGCCTGATTGGCCAATGCGGCTTGCATTGCTGCTTGCTGATTTGCGGTCTGACCTTGGAAGCCAAGTTGTTGGCCAAACTCTGCCGCCCGACCTCCAGCCGCTTGGTTTGCCAGTGCGGCTTGGAGACCTGTCTGTTGGTTGGCCAGAGCAGCCTGCATCGCAGCCTGTTGGTTCGCAGTCTGGCCTTGGAAGCCAAGTTGTTGGCCAAACTCAGCGGCACGACCGCCTGCGGCTTGGTTCGCCAAAGCCGCCTGCATTTGGTTAGCAACGTCCTGCTGAGACGCGCCGAGGGCTGTCTGGAAGCCTTGCTGGCGAAGTTGAGCCGCGAGTTGCCCGCCCTGCTGTGCGAAGGCGCGATTTGTCTCGGCCTCTGCAATACCCTGCCGCGATCCGCCGAATGCCCCAGCAGCCGACGCCTGAGCGCCAAGCTGGTTCTGCTGCATCTGACGTTGGCGCTCCAGATCGGCCATTGACGTGTCAATGACTTGCTGCGTGTATGGGTTCATATACGTCCCAATGCCGCCAGCAGCCTGCTGAGCGCTTACATTTTGCGGGTTGTAGCCGAAGCTGGTTCCAACTCCAGTTGCGCCAACGCTTCCAGCAGAGACATTTTGCGGGTTGTAGCCGAAGTTTGTACCTACACCAAGCGCCCCAACGCTTTGGGGGTTGTAGCCGAATCTGGTTCCGACTTGCTGCGGCTGGTAGCCCATCGCGGCCTGCGCGCCGCCCATTGCGCCCGTCAGGCCAGCGGAGGATTGCTGAAAGACGTTCTGCGGGGTCTGGGCTGGTATGGCAGGATTTCCGCCCATCTGGCCGCCCTGCTGCATCATAGCCGGGGAGGGTTTGGGACCGGAGAAACCCGGCCTGCCCATTGCCGGGCCGCCCTGAGGCATTTGGCCACCCATCATAGCCGGGGAGGGTTTGGGACTGGAGAAACCCGGTCTGCCCATTCCCGGGCCGCCCGTAGGCGCACTTGTATATGCCGTACCGCCGCCAGCACTTTGCATCCGCTTATTTAGCAACATCTGCTGAATCTGGGGAGGAGTGTTTGGAGCTAGTTGCCCTTGGCCACCCTGCTGCGGGGCTTGCACGTTTTGAGGATTAGAACCGCCTGCCATGATTATCTCCGTCCCTTATTGCTGCCGCCGCCAGACTTGCTGCCGCCACCAGAGGGGCCTGATTTGCCGCCTTTGCCCTGAGATGCTTCGCTCTTGGCTTTTGAGGCGGCCGCTTTGTCAGCTTGGCTCTTGGCTTTGTCTGCTATTGCTTTGTCTGCGGCACGGTTGCCTTGCAGGGCCTTGCCGACTTCTTTTGCAGATTGAACCGCGGCCTTGCCAGCCAGAGATTGGTCAGCCACTCGGTTGGCCGCTGCCGCGCGGTTGGCGGTTTCCTTTTGGGCTTGCTCCTTGGCTTTATTCGCCAATGCAATGTCCGCCGCGCGATTTTGAGCTGCCGCCACAGATGCTGCGGCAACAGGTGCAGGCTTTGCGGGTGCCGCAACGGGGGCAGGCGCAGGTGCAGGCTTTGCGGGTGCCACTCCAACAGTATTCAAGATGCCCGAGAGCGGGCCGCCCGAGAATGTCGTGCCGGATTGTCCAGCGCCGCCGCCGTCGAACATGTCACGAATGCCGGTGAAGCCGCCTACGCTTGAAACCTTGCCAGACATTGGGTCAGGAAGCCCGAAGCTGCCCGTTCCGCCGCCAGCCGACATGCCAGACGACATCGATCCGCCACCGCCTCCACCACCACCGCCGCCGCCATCGCGGACAACAGGCATAAAAGGCGCAACAACAGGCGAAGGCGCAGGCATGCCCATATCCAGAACGCCGGGACCAGTGCCGCCAAAGCCAAACGGAGCCGCAGGCTGTGCGCCGGTCACGGGATCAATGAAGGGAGCGCGAAGGGCGTTATACTGGCCGGGTTGGCGGCGCTGCAATTCGGCCAATGCTTGGTCATACATGCCGCCAGATGAGTATGCAGGAATGCCTCCGAAGCTCAAAGGCTGGCCCATCCCAGCCATCGGGTCTGCGGTAGGCAGGCCGAACGCGCTGGCGGCTGCGTTTGTGCCTTGCATCGATGCAATCTGCATCGGCGTCATGGCCGCTACGTCTGGGCCGTAGTAAGGCGTGTAGCCGATCCGCGACAGCGTGTCTGCCTTGGCCAGATTGCTTTGTGCTGCATTCTCAAGAAAAGCAGGGACTTCTACCGTGCTTGTCGTTGATCCGCCTTTACCGCCGCCGCTCATTCGAACTTCCTCTCCAAAACCGTCATGACAGGCTTGTATCCGTGCTTTGCAAGAACTCGCTCCCAGCCACGTCGCCCAGCGATTGTCATTGAAGTGCAGCCCTGTGTCTTCCCCCACTCAGTTGCGGCGTCGATCATATCTGTGATCGTCCCCATTTCACCACCGGCTAGGAAAACGTGCAGGACACGTTTTTTAGGATATACCACAATCTCAGTGACAGCGCACCCCCTTTCGGCGGGCCAAAGCTGCATACGACCGCTGGTAATCCCGTCCACAACATCCTCGAAAACATGACTGCCGCCGCTGTATTCCAAGGCGTCTTCGATCCACTTGCGGCAATGCTCCAAGAGCGTCATGCCTGCACCCGGCTGATGGCCATTGTAGCCGAGGGCGACGCAGGCGCGTAGGCAGTCGCAGCGTGCGCCAACAGCGAGCCGTTGGTGCTGGTCGTTGCCCACATGGCTTCCAGATAATCGCCCGCATCAAACTCAAAAATCGAGTCGCGCGAGACGACAATGGTAGCGCCGTTGTTGTGCAAGCTGGCGACCATAGTGCTGCCCGTGATGTCTGTGCCGTTCACGCGCGGCCAAAACCTGAATTCCAGCGTGCTAGCTGATGACGAGGATATTTGGGCTGTGAAGGAAACGCGATACAATCCGCCCTCTGCAAACACAAGTCGAGTAGGGTTGGTCCCGCTGCGCGAAATGCCATCTGCAAGCACGGGCGCGTCAAACTCAATCGCATAGGCTGTGTTGGCCGCCGCCGCCGTGATCGACGCATCCTGAGCGAAGATCGCATAGCCGTCCGCCAGCACAATCTGCCGCCACTCGTCGCCTTTGGAGACGACGGGATAACCGCCAGCCGCATCCCACAGCAGGACGCCGTCTTGCGTGGCAGGTGCCGCCGGATCCCTAAATGTCAGGTTATCCCATGACCGGGCCAGCCAGCGCCGCAAGTCATTGGCCCATGTGCCTAGATCGTTCCCGACGGGTGGGACGCCAAATCTCATCGACGGCCACCCGGTACGGCATCAATGCGAGGCACGCCCCAGCGCCAGTTGGTGTTGATGTCGCCTGTCACTCGCATGGCGATCTGACGCCCAGAGAACCGCACGTTCGTGGGGTTGCCCATGTTGTAAGGCCCATAGCTGCGCTCGGTGTCGTTGGGGTAAAACCGTGTCTTGAACGTCACCGTGGCCTGACCCTGCGTCCGCTCGTCGGGGATGAACTCGACGGCGGCCATCACATTATCGCCAGCGCCAAGTTGCATCGGGCCGCTTTCGGCGTAAGGTGCCACGCCGTCCATCACGTTGCCGATTTCGTGATTGATCGCCTTGCCATTGGCAGCCATCAGGATCGGCGTGTTGAAGACGCCCGCGTCAATGCCGCTTGTGCGTGAGAGGATGCCAGTGGACCAATGGTTTTCTTTGTAGTTGAAGACGACATATCTGTCGTTTTCGGTGGCGCTGGCCGACGCGTAAAACCACCAAATCTCTGAATACTTGGCGTTCGCAACCGCAGCAATCTTCGACCGCTGCGTGTTGTTGATGTCAGAGAAAACGTAGTCAGAAACCTCGCAGGGAACCTCGCGCACGGCACCGCCAGAGTAAACAAAGAAGCCGCGAGACCCCATCCAGAAGATGCCAGCGTCCACGGCAGCCGCACACAGGCGCGAGGAAGCGCCGCAAGAAGATCCGACACGCTCAAAGCCGTAGACGAAGGGCGGCCCCTGATAGGTTGCTGTGTGGGCGTCCTGATCGGTCAGGATCAGGGTTTGCCCGCGCGTGCGGATGCCCAGCATGATCTGGCCGCTGGTTTGCAGTTCGATGTCGCCAGCCTCATTCGTGGCGGAAGGCGTCCAAACCGTGTTGGCCTCGCGGTCGCACCACTGAACCTTGCGGCCATTGCCGCCAGCCCCGAGCGCAAAGAGAAAACGCTCCTCGGTCACGACCAAGCCGATGCACGACGTGGGCGCGTTTGTGATAACGACGGCATCTGCCGCCGTGTTCAACTGCCACTCGACAAGGCGACCGTCGCTGTCGCTACAGGCTACAAGGTATTCGCCCCAGTTATCCAAGGACCAAGTGGTCGCTGGATCGTAGGTTCCGATGTCAGGTCGCGGGATGCCGTAGACAGCCGTGCCGTAAAAACCGCCGCCGTAGCCCGCGTTAAAGGAGGCATCCTTGTCGCCAGCCGTGTAAGATGTCGGCGTGATGTTGTATATGGTGTTGCTCGCATTGCCGACGAACAGGCCAGCATAGGTGCCTGCCGCATACCATCGGTCACCATCAAGATCACGCCACGCCACAGCCCCGCGCAACGGCTGGTTCGTCATCGTGGAGCGCGTCAGCCAGCCGCCGACGGGCTGCATCGTGCCGTCCGTCCAGCGCACCAGTGAGGCATCACGCCAGCGGCTTGCGGCCTGCAAGTCGGTGCCGTTACGGTAAACGCCGGGCGGAAGCTGTAGCGGGATAAGAGGCATGGCAATCTCCTGTTGCGCGCATACTACATCATGCGAGCAACTTCGCCAATGTCTTAGGGCCAGCCACGCCGTCTGCGACAAGGCCGTTTCGGTCCTGCCACTTCTTCAGGGCGTTTTCTGTGCCTTGGCCGAAGTCACCATCTGCGCCAATGCCAAGGGCAGCTTGCAGCTTTTTGACCATCTCACCCTTGGAGCCTTTCCGCAGGGTCTCAGAAACGGCAGTGGTCACAGGCGCAACTGCTTCAATCTTGCCACCCAACGCCGCCATAGCCTTAGCATAGCGGGCTTGCCGATCAGACAAGCCGATGTCACCCCCGTTGATGATCTTCGTGAGCCTCACTTGGTCGCCCGTGTCTGCGACCTCATTGAGGTTGCGGCTGCCCCAGAACCACAGTGCGCTTTCAAGTGCGCCCTTCTTGGTCAGTAGGTAGGCAGCGGCTTCCTCGGCGGTCATGCCCACGGTCTTGCCAAAAGCCGTCGTATTTGCACGGCCAGTAACCTGCTTCAGACCTTTTCCAGAAAAAAGCCACCCGTCGCCTTCCTTCACATTGCCAAGAGCGCCGCCCTTGGAGCGGTTCTTGTCCATGTACACATAATTGGCGATCTTCTCAGGCTTGCCAGCATACTCTGCGGCGTTCTCCTTGCCGGGGCCGAAGTAGCGGGGAAACACCTTCAGGAGGGTGGCCTCCTTGTAGTTGAGGTTCTCCTGCAAGACGCGGAAGTCCATGCTCTCATGGGCGCACTGGGCGATGAAGCCCGCGATCCGCTTGTCGGTGGTGATGCCGTACTTGGGCAGCATCTCGTTGAGGGCAGCGCACCATTCGCCGACTTCTTTATTCGTCGGGATCATCACAGCCAGTTGTGCTTCGGTAATGAGGCTCATTCACATTCTCCTATTCACACCATGATTGCTTGGCGTCACCCTTGTAGGGCCGCGCCAAGCCTGCGGATATCAAACTCTCAGCGAGGCTCTGGTGGTCTAGGTAGACCTCGCCCAACACCCTGCCACCGTACTTGTCCCACTTGAGGATTTTGACCTCGACCTCTAGGGCATTGGCCACAGCGTTCTTGGTGAAGGCGCTGGCCTTCTTGGCCAAAGCGGCCTCGGCATCGCATTGAGCGCGAGGTGCTTTCTCTGGGGTATCGATACCAATCACGCGGATCGACAGCTTGGGCGGCAGGGGCTTCGGTAGGAAGTCTACCGCGATCTCCACCGTGTCGCCGTCAATGATGCGGGTGATCTCATAAGCATGAGCAGGCGCAGCCGTCAGCAGAAGCAGGGCCAGCCACTTCATTTCTTCGGTCTCTTGATCGGCACCTTTTTAGTGACCGCACCAAGCACAGCTTCCTGCGCCATGTCTTTGCCCATGCCGCCGAGCAGATCGCCGACGTTGCCAGTGGCTGCAATCTTGATTGCGTTCTCGACCGGGTCAGGCAGGTTCACCTTGTCCAGCACGGCATCGACCACCTTCTCCTTAGCCTTCCGGCCAATGAGCATTCCAACCATGCGTCCGATCATTCGGTGTACTCCTGTGTCGGCGGCTCATCGTTGCCACCCTTGTTGCGGTTGTTGCCCGCCGCCATCACGCCGCCGAGAGCGCCGACGATGAAGCTGGCGATGGGCGTCAGCAGCTCGAAGAACTTGCGGTCGTTCTCGCTCGACTCGCCGAGAGGCTGGGTCACGAAGACAAGGCTGTAGAGGATGGTGAAGATGGTGCCTGCCAAAATCACCACCAAAGCGCAGCCGATGAAGTACCGCAGCTTGGCTTCCATCATTTCTGGGTCGTTCTTGCTCATTGCGAGGCTCCTGTCAGGTCAGTGGCGCACATGCCAGTGCGAAGGCAGATCGGCGGCGTACATTCAAGCGCAGCCCAGTTCTCGGGGTCTTGGCAGGGGTATCGGTAGAAGCCGTCACCACTAACCCAGAAGATCGCGGCGACGGCAGCCAAAAACGCCAGCCAGATCAATGCTTCCATCTTCATCATTGCATCGGGTTCCTTATCAGGTCATCCATTGCTTTCCACAGGTCTTCGATCTCTGCATCGTACGATTGCAGCTTGCCGTCGATGCCGCTGGTGACGCCCTCGGCCTTCTCCACCTTCGACCGCAGGTCCATCAACTCTTTCTGTTGCTCAAGGATGCTCGCCATCTGCGTGCTGATGGCCGACAGCTTCGGTGCAAGGCCGCGCACATCGTTGTCTTGGATCGCTTGCTCAAGGGTTTGCACCCGGCTGACCACATCCAGAACTTCGGCAACGCTTTCCTCCACGCCCCAGAACCTGTTCACAACATCGTAGCCATAGTAAATCGTGCCGCTGATACCAGACAGGACGGGCAGGGCGGCGGCGAACCACCAGCCCTTTACGTCAAAGCCCGCGATCCGCAGGCCAGTGGTTTCAGCTTCTTCGCTCACGAGCCGTAGCCCGCAGCGTACACGTCGGCCAGCGTCACAGTGTCAGCACCAAGCAGCCCTTGCAGGCCAATGCCGAAGACGTTGGCTGCGGTGATGTTCATGATGTCAAACGTGGGCGAGTAGGCCACCGTCGCGCCGTACAGGTTGGTGCCGCTGTTGGCAGCATAGGCGTCCACAGTCCCGGTCATGGTCGTGTTGCGGGAGGCCGCCAAAAAGGCACCAGCATCGCGGGCGTAGGACTGCACAGCGCCGAGAGCGTTGTTGTAGTTGTTCACGTCGGCGGCGCTGACGGTCATGTCATTGTTGGTTAGGACAGCCTGCACGGCCATCTGCTCCTGCACCGTGTCAGCGTTGGCGGCCATGTTAGCAACAGCCTGCACCTCCATCAAAACCGCAGTCGCGGCAACGAGGTTATCGACAGCCGAATCGAGATTGACCATTGTTGCGGTGTATTGATCCTGAAACAACATCTCGGCGTTGTAGTATGTCGCGTCGATTACCCCCTGCACATCAGCGTTGTAATCAAGCCGCATCTGCTCGGTGACGGTCGCCGTCTGCATGACGCCCGGTGCGAGGATGTCGCCCTGTCCGGCACTGTAGACCGCACCAGCCGTCAGGCTCTGAGCCGCTGACAACTGGTTAAGGATTGTCTGGGCCGACCCCTGTAGATCCGTCATCGTCGGATCGGCGTGAGCGGCGGAAACGCTCAGACAGAGTAGGGCCGCTGCTTGTTTCAGGTAGGACATCGGGAAGTTCCTCTCCAATGCGAAGGAATGTGTCCCAGAAGGACCGATCTTGGGCGTATCCTACCACATAAACATGGGGATTGTCACGCATGGCCAGATAGCCCTCGCGGCCCACCAGCAACTTGCCTGTCTCAATGCTGTAAATCGGGCATGGCGTACTCGCCAGCGCCATAGCTTTGTATATTTGAGCGTTGTCGCACATGACCGAAATACCACTGACTTGCAGGCCCAGCCCGCCAGCCTCCTGTGGTGTGCCGAGCAGGCGGGCATCCTTGCGGCGGTTGCACTCAGGGTCTTGCTCCATGCTGCCCTCGGCCCTGCCGAAGATGCTGATCTGGAAAGCCTGTTGCTTCGGGATCAGGCAGCTATCATTGCCGCCGCCGCCCATGACTGTCGGTGCTGCGGCTGTCGGCACGGGCGTAGAGAACGGAGACGAGCCAGCGCCGTTGTAGTTCCGCGTCTCGCTGGTGGAGACGTTGTTGCTGTCAATTGTAGAGTTGGTGTTGCCGGAGTTCGTGTTCAGATCACCGCTGACTTGGGCGCTGGCTGCTGTCGTCAGTAGACAGAGCAGAGCGCACCCATAACGTCCCGCGTATCGCCGGAGCAAAGCAGCTCGTTGGCCGCGTCGCCGTGCGCCATGTAGTACAGGGTCTCTGCGTTCTGGCGGATTTCGCACTGGCGGTCACCTTTCGGGCAGGCCGTCGTGTAGGCCACGGACGATACAGTAACAGGGCCGCAGCCAGCGACCAAGAGGACAAGGACTAGTCTCATCTGCTAAGGCTCCGCATCAGTTCGTCGATCTTCTTGTCGAGGTTGTCCAGCCGCGAGATAACCCGGTTCATGTCGGTGTGCATGTCTGCGCGCGTAACGTAGTCACGGGCGACCTCCTCGCGGGTGCGGTTCAGCAGGATTTGCAGCCGCTTGACCTCTTCGACGTGGTTTTTCAGCACCCAGCCGATGAGGCCGAGTGCTGCGCTTAGACCGAGGCTCCAGAGCATCTCGGTCGTCATTTTACCACGGCGTCCCGGTCAGGGTGACGGGTGCCTTCTGGGCTTCGATCTGCTGCAACAGGCTGGCCTCTGCGGCGTCCTTGTCCACAGAACCCCAGACCCATGCCAGAACGTCGGCTTCGGTAAGGGTGTCGTAGGGCTTGAAGCCCGCTGCGGTGGCGTCAGGGGTGAAGCCTGCGGTGCTGTATGCGGAGGCGCTGTGGTCCCCATCAACGGCAGTCACGGTCCAGTGAGCAACCGTCACACCACCATCAGCGGCATTGCGGTCGAGTTGGGAAATCTTCCAAGTGATGGTCGCGGTCATTCGGTTTCTCCTTGTGCCAGCGAGGCTGTGAGCATGTTGACGAAGGCATCACGGCCAACCTGAAGCTGGTCAAGGTTGAACCGTGTCGAACCGATCTTGCGGTCCAAATCAGCAACGTGATTGATGAGCATCTTCTGCTCGTCCGTCAGTTGGTCTTCGGTGTATTCGCGTCCGTCGATCGTGATGGTTTGCGGTGTTTTCTGAGCCATCGTGATCCTCCTTTCGGGGTTAGGGGTTAAGTTGTGCCTCAAGGCTTGCGACCTTGGCGGTAAGTTCCTGAACGGCTTTCACCAACGTGGCGACCAAGAACGAGGTGTCTACGCCCTGATACTGCGGGTTGCCCTCGGCATCTACAGCGTCCTTCTCACCCGTCACACAATCAGGCACAACAGCTTGCAGTTCATGCGCGATGAAGCCTTGGCCGTCTGAGCCGTCAGCCTTCCATGTGTAGGTCACAGGGTTCAACTGGGCGATAACCGCCAGAGCATCCTGCATGGGCTGGACGTTCTCTTTCAGGCGGTAGTCGGAGGAGGTGTTGTAGGCGGTGGCGGAGCCGCTTGTAGTAATTGCTCCAACAACACCATTGGGGTTTGCAAAATAAATTTGATCTGCCGCTGCGGTAGTGTCGCGCGTAATATCAACGCGGCCAAAGTTATTTACTCTGAATGCGTTTTGACCAGTTGCCCAAGAAGTCGTCCCCACCAACAGGTTCCCGAGGCTGTCGATGCGGGCGCGTTCTGGCACTCCAGCCTTGGTGGATGCCCCTATGTTGTCAGTTTTGAAAACGATAGCGCCGGAAGATGATAGGCCACCATTCGTTGCGCCGCGCTCAAACGTGATCCCAGCAATATATGCTGGATCAGAAACATCACGAAAGCCGGAAGCGAAAATGCCGCCAATGTCGTATACATTGGTATGTGATGCGTTGGTCCCTCTGTTGACAAACGCCAAATAATCGCCGCCAGTTACGTCATACTTTTGAAGCTGGAGTTTCCCAGAGATTGGGATTGAGCCGCCCCCGATAATCACGTTCCCGCTGCTGTCGATGCGGGCGCGTTCGGTGTCGGAGATTAAAAACCGAACGTCTGCCGCCCGCAGTCCCAAAGTTGCGTAGGCACTTGACCCCCGGTTGTAGGCAAGCCAGTTAGCGCTTGTTGCGTCAGTATTTGCTTCTAAGCTAACCGCCCCTTCTTTAAGGTTCAGGATGCCAAAAGCGCCTGTTGTACCCACAGACAGCTTCCCGCTCGCATCCAGCGTCATAGCCTGCGTGAAGGTGATCGCATCGCCTGCGGTGCCGGAGGGTGCAGTGTGCCACTGGTGCGTTCCTGCCGTTTGGTTGTAGTAGGAAGCAGCAGAACCCGTGCTGCCATACTTCCAGCCTGTATTGAAGTAGGCATTGGAAGTCAGGTAAACGTCATTGACGCCGCTACGGATTGTATTGCCCGCTGAACCGACTTCAAAGACTTTTGCTGAACCGGAAGAAGCACTCGGCGTAACCCCCAAACCGAGGTTGCCGCTGCTGTCGATGCGCATACGTTCGGTGCCGTTGGTGTGGAATGTCATTGGTTGCGCTTGGTAAATATAATGCTGCAAGCCAGCGGCTCCACCAGACCCTATATACCACTGATTTGTGGTGCCGTCTGTGCTGCGGATGTAAGCATTTGTGGATGAGCCAGACAGACGGATAACCTCACCAGCCCCTCCCAACTCAAGGTCAGCATTAGGCGAACTCGTCCCGATGCCCACGTTGCCCGAACTATCCACCCGAAGCCGCTCAGCCCCAGCCGTCTCCACCGTCACGGTATCAGCCGCAGGGAAACGAATGGCGGTATTGGTGTCGCCAGCGTGGATGATCTTGTCGGGGATGGTGATGTCAGCCGTGAAGGTGTTGGTGTCAAGCTGGTTCAATTCGGCAGTCGTCGCCGTCACACCGTCGAGGATATTCAATTCAGCCGTCGTTGACGTGACGCCGTCCAAGATGTTCAATTCGGCAGCCGTCGCCGTCACCCCGTCCAAGATATTCAATTCGGCAGCCGTCGAGGTGACAGCCGTGCCGCCCACCTTCCACAGCCCCTCGGACAGGTTCGGCTTGATCGCCGTCGTGCCGTCGAGGAGATCGTCAACTTTGTCCAAGTTCTCGTTGATCTTGGTTCCCCAAGTGTCCTCGGACGCGCCAACCTCGGGCTTAACGAGGCCAAAAGTCGTTGTGGTGGTATCTGCCATTTTCGCCGCCCTTATGCCGCTTGGGTCCAAGTTTCAGCCGTATCACCAGCCGGAACCCATGTTTCACTTGTGTCAGATTGCGGAGACCACGTTTCCGCCGTGTCTGATTGAGCCGTCCACGTCTCGGATGTGTTGCCCTGCGGCGTCCACGTCTCAGAAGTATTCTGGCCCGGCTCCCACTTCTTGATCGCCGTTGCCGACACTATACACGAAATTGCAGCCAACGCACTAGCAAGACGCACACGCTCGCAAGCTGATGTTACGCTGGCGGAACAGGATGCAGACGCAGACGCATTGATGACCGCCTCGCTGGCCGCCGTGGCCGAAAAAGCCGCAGAAATGACCGCACGAACCTCTCGAACCCGCTCGCCAGCAACGGAGACGGATGCAGCCGCAGAAGCCGCCGCAGAAGCCTGTCTGACCCTTTGCGCGTCAAGGGACAGGCTGGCCGATGCCGACACAGCAGCCGAAACCTCACGGAAACGCTGGCCTGATGCCGAGACGCTGGCGGCCACAGAAACAGTGGCGCTAACCTCCCTGACACGCTGCGATGCGGCGGATGCACTTGCAGCAATCGAGACGGTGGCCGATACCTGCTGAATTCGCTGGGCGGATGCCGAAACAGCAACAGACGCGGAAGCCGTTGCCGCCGCGTCCTTGATGCTTCCATCGTAGCCATAGAGGCGGATGCCGTAACTGCCCCGGCCATATCCCGGCGAATAGGTCGTCACGGCTGGCCCTCCTTAGTCGAGCGTCACGTCCAGATCGCCCGTGGGGATACGCAAGACATCGCCTGTGTCGATGGCCTTGGAAGCCGTCAGCGAGGCGTAGGCGATCATGTTGCCCGAGGTTTCGGCGTCAAAGATGGCCGCGTGCGTGACAGTTCCCCAGCTTCCCGATGCAGTCGGAAACTCGATTGCCGCGTTGTTTGAGGCGGTATTTCCAGACACAGTGAAGGTCACGGCCTCGCGGGTATATCCGCTGCCCGAAATCTCGGTGCCGCCACCGCTTTCGCCCGGTGCAGCCGTGAACAGGCCCAGATACCACGCGGTCGGGCGTGCGGGAGAAGGCGTCCCGTTGGTCAGCAGCCATGTCAGGACGCTGGTTTCGAACGAGTTTGTGAGGCTCATGACACGTTCCTAATCTTCATGCGGAGGCCCGTGCCACTGTAGCGGGCGCTGTCCGAGGCTGCGTTGAGGCTGTCGATGGCGGATTGATAGAGCGCAGCCCAGACCTGAATGCGGGCGTCGTCCTTCAGGTATGGCGCGGCGTGAACCAAA